CCCTCAGAAACGAGAAAAGATCCAGGAAAAATATCTTCTGCATCTACTCGCCTAAGAACAAGAACAAGATCAAGAAGCTCTCCGCTCAATCAAGAAACAAAGACGGCTACAACATCGAAGTGGGCTGCATTGACGAGGCCCATGAGATGACCGATGACGTGGTTTATAACGCGATCAAGCAAAGCCAGTCAACAAAGCAGGAGCCGCTGATCTTCATCATTACCACAGAGGGAACTACCGTTGATGGATTCCTGGACTCGAAGCTCGAGTACTGCAGGAAGATGATCAAAGGGGAAATCACCGACATCCACATTCTGCCTTGGCTTTACACCCAGGACAGCGTTGATGAGGTCTTCGAGGATCCATCGACATGGACGAAAAGCAACCCTTCCTTAGGTAACATCAAACTCGTCTCATACCTTGATGACGTGATGAACAAGGCGAGAAACGATCTATCGACCAGGGTCACGATGCTGTGCAAGGATTTTAATATCAAACAGCTCGACAGCGGATCCTGGCTCACTTATCAGGACCTCAACAATGAGGAAAAATACAACCTAGATGACTTGAAGGACAGTTACGCGATCGGCGGTGTTGACCTATCATCGACCACCGACCTAACCGCAGCGGTCCTTTTGATTATAAAAAACGGCAAGAAATATGTGATCCCGCATTTCTTCATGCCCTCAGAAGTTTTGGCTCAAAGGGCCAGCGAGGACGGAGTCCCGTACCAGCTCTGGGTCAAAAAGGGATTAATAACACTGACCGATGGGAATCAGAACGATTTCTCGCTGGTCACAAACTGGTTCTTGGAAAACGTTCGGAAGCACCAGATCAGGCCTCTCTGGATCGGATATGATCCGTGGCAATCCCAGTATTGGGTCAAAGAGATGGAAGATCAGGGCTTCACGATGGAAAAGGTAAGACAGGGCGTTTATACGCTTAGCGAGCCGATGAAGCAGCTGGAGGCGGATCTCAAAAACAAACTCATTATCTATAACAACGATCCGATCCTCAAATGGTGCCTATCCAATACGCAGGCGAAAATAGACGTCAACGGCAACATCCAGCCATCCAAGCTCAATTCAAAGCTGAGAAGGATAGACGGGACCGTGGCGTTGATCATCGCCTATGCCGTCCTGAACAGATTCAAGAACGACTATGAAAACATGATTCGATAGGAGGTTCTATGGGCATCTTTAATATTTTCAAGCGAAAGCACAAAACCGTGGAACCGGTCAACTACGACACGAGGGTCTTCAATTCCACGCTTAACGTCTTCTCCGACTTCGGGGACAACATAAACGCAAGCGATGTGGTGAAGATCTGCATCGATCGAATAGCAACACATGCCGCAAAGCTAAAACCGCGATACATAAAGAAGCAGGACGACTCAACGGTGGTGGAGAAGAAGGGGAGCCTGGCGTTCATCCTTAAGTTCCAGCCGAATCCGATCATGTCGCCTTACGATTTCATCTATCGAGTGGTGACGCTTCTATATCTCAACAACAACGCATTCATATATCCCGTCTATGACGAGGCCACATTCGAGCTTAAAGAGCTCTGGCCTATCAAGCCTAACTCAGTGGAAGCGTTGAAAGACGAGAGTGGGGAGTTGTATCTCCGCTTTTATTTTTCTGACAGGAAGGCGTTCACTCTCCCATACGAATCCATTATCCATCTAAGGAGGTTCTATGGGACTAACGATATCTTCGGCGGCTCCGGTGCGATCTCAGATCATTCCGCGATCCTTAAAACGATCAAGATAAACGATTCCGTTCTACAGGGGATTGATAACGCGATCAAGAGCTCGTTCCAGATCAGGGGCCTTTTGAAAATAAACGGCATGCTCTCCGAAAAGGACAAGAACGCTCAGAAGGCCGAGTTCGACCGTGCCCTTAAAACATCGGTGGAAGACGGTGGATCATCCATCGTTCCGATCGATCTGAAGAGCGAATACGTGCCGCTGAATGTCGATCCTAAGCTGGTCAACAGCGAAACGCTCACATTCTTGCAGAAGAAGGTCATCTCTTACTTCGGCGTGAGCGATGCAATCTACGACAACAAATACGATGAAAACCAGTACAACGCATTTTACGAAGGATGCATCGAGGGGATCGCCATCGCTTTAAGCGAGGCATTCTCAAAAGCATTGCTAACCAAGAACGCATTAGAACGAGGAGAGGAAATCGTCTTCTATTCAGAGAGGCTCCAATATGCCTCCTGGAACACCAAGGTCACCGCGATCGAAAAATTGATGGGCCTCGGGATCCTATCTCTGAACGAGAGCAGATCCTTGCTAGGCCTTGAGCCGATCGAAGGCGGGGATCGAAGACTACAATCCCTCAACTATGTCGATGCGAACAAGGCTAATCAATATCAAGTCGGCGAGCAACCTAAGGAGGAATAACCAATGCAAACCAACAATAAAGAAACCAGATTCTCCGCTATATGCAAAAGGGCGGATGAAGACGAAACCAAGATGGTAGTTGAAGGCTATGCCATCGTCTTTGACGAAGAAACGCTCATCGGCGATGAAACGCATGGCTTTATCGAAACCATCGACAAGAACGCTTTAAACGGAGCTGACCTAAGCGATGTTCCATTTAAATACAACCACACGGACAACCACCTGATCCTAGCAAGGACCAGAAACGGATCGCTCTCATTATCTGTTGACGATCACGGCCTAAAGATCCGTGCGGAATTGCTCGACACTCAATCCAACAGGGACGTTTACAAGTCCATCGAGGCCGGGCTATTAGACAAGATGTCATTTGCTTTCACTGTAAAAAGTCAAAGCTGGGATAGAAGTGGGGATATACCGAAGAGAACGATCACGGCAATTGATCGCTTATTCGATGTATCTGTCGTGGACTTGCCGGCCTACGATTCCACCTCGATAACGGCTAGTGCACGTTCTCTAGAGATCGCGGATGCGGAACTAGAGGCATTGGAGAATGCAGAAAACGAAGCAAAAAGAGCAGTGATTAGTCAAAGACTAAAAATCAAAACGAAAATATAGGAGGATTCATTAACCATGAATTTAGAAATTCGCAAAAAAGAAATCAATGACCGTTTGGAAGAAATCCGCGGCCTTGCTGATTCCGAATCTGACGTCTCCAAACTCGAAGAACTCGACAAGGAAGCAGATTCCCTTATCAGCGAAAGAGCAGCCCTTGATAAGAAGATCGCCCTCAAAGGCAAATTCGACAGGGCCGCAAAAGTCGACACCCGTACCGCCGTCTCTGATGACGAAGAAATGGAAAAACGCGGTGTCGCACTCAAGGAAGGCAGAAGCGTAACCATTGCCTCTGACGGGGTCATCCTTCCTAATCACCAATCTAACGAATTAGGTGCCTACCCCTTCAAGGAAGTCTCCACCCTTGTCGATCAGGTCAAAGTTGTGAACCTCATCGGCGGCGAGACCTACAAGAAATCATTCGTCAAATCCCACGGCACTGGTGGATTGACTGCCGAAGGCGATCCTTACACAACTGCCGAACCTACCTTCGGTTACGCAACCATCAGCAAAGTCAAGGTCACCGCTTATGCGGAAGTCACCGAGGAATTGGAAAAGCTTCCTGCTCTTCCTTATGCTCAAGAGGTCTTAAACGGCATTACCATCGCCCTCAAAAAGAAGCTCTCCGAACAAATCCTCAAAGGTGCCGGTACTACCAACACCTTTAAAGGCATCTTCGCCAACAACGTTGAAGCCTTGGCCGATAACACCGACCTTGAAATCAGCGAAATCGATGCAAACACCCTCGATACCATCATCTATGCCTATGGCGGCGATGAAGAAGTCGAAGGCGGTGCGGCTTTGATCCTCTCCAAAAACGACTTAAGGGCATTCGCCAACTTGAGAACCAATGAAGGAAGAAAAGTCCACATCATCGATTACCTCGCCCATACCATCGATGGCATTCCTTACGTTATCAACTCTAACTGCGGATCCATCGCAGCTTCCGGCACTGAAGCTGGTACCTATTGCATCGCCTACGGTGCTTTACACAACTACGAAGTGCCTGTCTTCTCCGGTGTCGATATCCAAAAGTCGACCGACTACAAGTTCAAAGACGGAATCATCTGCTACAAAGCGAGCGTCTTCACTGGCGGTAACGTCACCGGCTATAAGGGCTTCATCAGGGTCAAGAAGGCCGCCGCAAACGCCTCTGCCTCCGAAGAAGTCACCGAAGGCTAATATTCGCCGAAACACAGGAATGTCTCCCTTCTCCTTGCGGGCGGGGAGCTTCCTGCAAAATAGGTAGGACCAAAGGAGGTAGTTATGCCAAGTGAAACAATGTTAGAAAAGGTCAAAAAGGCTTTGCTTATCCCTACGTCAGAAACCTACGCAGATGACGAGCTAACGCTCCATATCGCCTCGTGCCGCCAGTTGCTGATAACTTCTGGAGTTCCTAGTGAAATCGCTGGGGCGGACACCGATCCTCTAGTGCAAGGACTGATATTAATATACGTGAAGACCTACTTTGGCTTTAAAAACGATGGGTCCGTTAAGGAGTTGCCTTCGGGCTTCGAGACTCTACTTAGGCAGCTTTGCCTCGTGCAGGCTTCCGAGGAGGTCTAACTATGCTAGCGTTCCCTAATTCCTATAACGCCGTCTTGATCCTATTCCGTGTTAAAACAGCTGCCGACTCCCTTGGTAACAAGGCATGGCGGTTGGTCGGGTCTAAGGAGGTGGGTGGAAGCATCTCTTCCATCTCCTCCAAGGAATTTAACATCGCATCAACAACGCAGGTGAAATACGAATTCAAAGTATCGATCCAGTGTTTTCTTTACGATGGCAGCAAATATGCCTACTTGCCGCGTGAAGACAAGGTCTACCAGATCGGAAGGACCTACCTGAATGGGCAGTTCCTCGAACTCTATCTGAGCGAAACCTCGATTCGATGGGAGGATATCATCAAAGATGGAAGTTGATCAGGTAACAAAAGAAATAGAAAAAGCCGTGGTGGCATATTCAAATGAGGTTGAGGCATCGATCGACCAACGCCTCGAAGATACGGCGGATAAAATCATCGAATACATAAAATCGCACGCTCCCAGAAGCGGTGATTCGGAGGCTCTCGCTGATTCGTTCATCAAGCAGGAGTATGGCAGTGGATCCAACAAGACCATTGTCATTTTTTCTAAAACGAAGAGCGGGATCGTCCATTTGATCGAATTCGGATTCAGGCACAGAAGCGGAAAGATGGTGGCGGCCAGGCCTTTTATGAGACCGGCCTACGAAGATCTAACACCGACCATGCTTGATGACATTAAAAAGATAATCGAGAGGGGTGGTTAGGATGCTGGAAGAATTAAGGCAAGTCTTGCTGCAGGTGAATTCGAAAGTTTTCTATGCGGCCAACGAGTACGACAACGATTCCGTGACCGAACCGCCATTCATCATTTATCAGGAAACAACGAAGAGGGCAGGACTCTTCAATGACAACAAGCCTGCGTTTTACGTGAGCGACATTCAAATCACGCTCGTCACAAAGAAAAAGGATCCGGATCTTGAACACGTTCTAGAATCGACCCTTCTTCAGAATGATTACACGTTTGAAGTACTGTCCGAGTACAGAAATCCGGACGGCTCTATAAATAGAGTCTACGAAATTAGGCTGGAGGAATACATCAATGCCAAACAATAAAATTACATTTGGATTACGCAACGTCCATTACTCAATTGCGACTCAAGACACACAGGGTGCCTGGTCTTTTGCTACTCCTGTAGCCTTGCCCGGTGCTCAAGAGTTCTCTAGCGACATCGTTGGAGGATCAACTTCCGTATATGCTGACGACATCATCTACTACAATCTCGTCCAAAACGCCGGTCGTACCCTTACCTTGAAACTTACCGAACTCACAGAAGAATTCAAAACTGACGTCCTTGGCTATCAAAAGCTCGCCAACGGAAACCTCGTAGAAGTGGTCAATGCCACCCCGGTTACCTTTGCTTTGGGCCTCGAATTCCAAGGCGACATCAAGGCACGCAGGGCATGGTTCTATCTCTGCAACGTTACCCCTGTGAGCGAGTCATCTAAAACCAAAGCGGACAGCATCGAAGCGAATTCTGTCACTTTGAATATCACCGCACGCCCGATCCAAGTAGGAGATGCCTTGGTGACAAACTGCGTAGCGGCCGTTGGCGATAGCAACTATACCAACTTCCTAACAACCGCTCCGGTTCTCCCGGACATCGACTAACGGGGTCTGGCGAACATGGAACGTACAGTAACGCTTAACGGGAAGGAGCTCCGCTTGGCTTCTTCCCTTTTCACAATCATCTCTTATAGAGGCATCTTCGGAACCGAGCTATTCGAGGACGTTGATCGCTTGGAAAAAGCGGTGGAGAAGAACCAAAACGAGGTGGGGAGATTCGTTGATATCCTCTTCAGACTCGTCTATGTCCTCCACAAGCCTTTCACTAACGATTCCTATGATCAGTTCCTTCAGGGCTTCGATTTCTCGGTCCTATCCAACACCGAGGAACTCACAAACCTCGCTAAGGTGATCGGCGAACTTTTAGGCAGCATCAACTCCGACCATAAGGGGGACACTGCCTCCCCTCAAAAATAGGCCAAGAGAGAACGTCACGGCGAATATAATCTTCAACTTGGCCCAGTTAGGGATACCAATCCGTGATAGTGCATTCTTCGACATACAGACCTACCTTGACATAGTCAAATTGCAGAAATCGATCTATGGCG